ACAATATTTTTCTCGCTCATCTTCTCAGCCCAATTCCAGAATCTGTCATAATCAAAATTCTTACTTGATCCATACTGTTTCGTACCCTTATATGGAATATCGCAATAAAATAAGCAGTCAACTTTATCAGAATATAACTCTTTATAATCTCCACATTGGAATTGAATATCTTCTAACCTTGGAATCTGCTCTAACAAATTTCTCTTAGCTTCATCGTAATAATTTCTTTCAGTTCCAGCTTTTGTATATACGATACCTGAGTAACCTCCATCAAAGAATCTTCCGTTATAGCTTGAAAGAAAGCCAACTGCACCAATATACCAATCTGGATATTGGGATAATCCTTTATTAAAACACTTTCTTACATCTGAGTAATGTTCTTTTGTAATAAATTCTGGGAGATTTTGAATCTGATTTAGATTCTTGAACATTTCAATAAGATATTTATGATTGTCAGAAGCGATTTTTATATCACATTGAACTTTGTCGATTACATTACAGCCGCCGCAAAATGGCTCTATGTATGTTTTGATATTATAATCTCGCAATCTTTCTTGAATAATCGGTAAAATATTATCAACTATACGAGATTTTGAACCCATATATTTCATAAATTACTTGGAGTAAGGAATTCCTTCTTGTGTACACGAACCTCGTCTCCTTTCATTATTCTCGTTTTTAATACAATGCTTCCGACATTGAATCTCCAAGTCTTACAAGATTCGCTACTTCCTTATCAGACATAGAATTAATTTCTTCAATCGAAAAAGTCTCTTTGATTGCAAAATATGAATTATACCAATTTTCATCACATCCCATACTGTTTCTCGCTGTTGTCAATGCTGGTTTCTTAATATATTCTAATATTTTTTCTTTCTCGGTCATTTTTCTCTCCTTTATAATCAACTAGCCTTTTATTTCCAACTTCAAAAATGTCCCTGCACTTCTCGAAACATATGTAATTTCTACCTGTATTCAAAGCTGCAACTGCAGTTGTACAACTTCCTGCACATGAATCAAGAACTAAATCTCCTGGATTTGTGTAGGTTTTGATAAAATACTCACACGCTTCAACAGGTTTTTGGCACTGATGCAAACTGCTTTTCTGAGTATCCCACTTTAACCGCAGAACATCTCTTGGATATCTTTGTGTGCTACCACCGCCTGAAATACCGATCTTTGTAGCACCATAACAATTACCATCTGTCGTATGCTTTGTATAAGAATGAACAGGCGTATGTCCTTCTGTCATTTGTGGATTGTAAGTAGGGAGTTTTTTATAGAAAATCAAGACATTTTCGTGTGCCTTCATAGGCATTTTCTTAGCATTTAGATGACCAGTTGCTTTGGTCTTTTCGATAATCCATTCATAGCGATATAGTTTTTCATTGCTACAAGCGAGTTTCTTATCAAATGGTGATTGCGCCCATAATGCAATACAACCATTATCTTTGATGATTCTCTCATACTGTTCCCATAACAGCTCGAATGGAATTAACACATCCCATGAATTCTGGGTTGTTGAAAACGGAAGATCCGTGAAGATAAAATCGACCGACTTATCATCGATCTTTTTCATTCCTTCAAGGCAATCTTCGTTGTATATTTTGTTAATCTCTAACAAATGGTATCACCTGCCAATCTATTTTTGGCAACTTCAAACCACTTTTGATCCTGTTCGATGCCAATGAACTTTCTACCAAGTTTCAGTGCAGCTTCGCCAGTTGTTCCACTACCCATTGTAAAATCAAGTATTGTGTCACCTTTATTTGTCCAAATTGTCACGCATCGTTCCATCAACTGCAATGGTTTCTGCGTTGGATGTCCATTTCTTTCAGAACTCCACGGAACTATAGGCGAAATATCGTACTAAACATTTGTTAGTGCTCTATTTTCTTGACCATTCTTTTTGCCTAAACCACCTGTTTTCTTTGGAATATTGGAATAAATTTTTGTATATGTAGGATTATTGCCCTTGCAATACCAAAGAATATCTTCTCTTGTTGAAACAAAATTTTTATTTGCGCCGCGCCCTTTAATACGATCCCATGCAATCCAATTTTGAATTTGAAAATTTTCATCAAGCAAAGATATTGTTTTTGCTACATTTGACCAACCCTGAAATAAAATCAGATTACCATTTTCTTTCAATAACTGATAGCATAACTTAATCACAAGAGGCATATTAAACTCTTTATCCCAATCAGCATAATTGATTACATACGGAGGATCACAAATGATTGCATTCACCGTGACTCCATCATCAATCAATTGTTGCATAATTTTAAAACAATCATCATTGTAAATTTTATAATTTTCTTCCATTTCTTACTCAGAGCAAATCCAGATTTAATGCTGCAGCAAATCTCACGCTCCTTTCAATGTATTATTTTCCAAAGGAAACTTCGTATTCTTAGTAATCACTAATCAATATTCGCAATGCTTTCTACAAAGCAGTTGTAATAAATATATCTCTTTCCATCAAAGTCAAACTTGACATATCCACCATTATTTATTTCAATATCAATCTTGCCCTCGTATGTTGCAAGTTCTTTGCCGTCTGCCGTGTATACAGTAATTGTTCTCTGCATACCACCATTCACATCGCTCTTTATATCTGTCACCATTCTGTTCCACGATGCACAGCCAGTCATTCCAAAACATAATGCTAGTCCTAATACAACTGCCAAAATTTTTCTTCTGCATTTATTAACAGATTCATGCTCTTCTTTTGTAGCTTCTCGCATTGAATATTCAAAAGCTCTCAATTCATCTTTGCTGAGCCACTTTACATAAGCACCACAATCATCACAATACAATCCTGTATTATTACCTTTTACTTCTATATGAAGTGCAACGCTTCCACACTTTCTACAACAGTTCTGATACATAATTTCTCCTTTCTGACAGACTATTCGAAGATATTCTCTACTACTTTTAACTTGATCTCCTGACTAAATTTAGATCCAGCAGCTTTCGGATGTCCACCACCGCCAAATAAGCTTGCTACATCTTTTCCAAGATCAATATCTTCTTTAACAGTTCTGTAAGAAACAGTACAGCCGTCAATATCAATCATTGCCACATAATCAATTTCAGGATGCATCTTGCAAAGCCGATTTCCTAATTCGCTAACATATCTATCAGAAAATACAAATCCACAAACCTTACCGCACACTGTATTTGCGAACATTGTCTTATCTTTTTCTTCGATATATCTGTCAATCTCATCCTGCTTTATTTTTAATACAACTTCATCTTTTGCATATAATCTTGGGAATACTTCATCATGAATTTCAGAAATGCACCAACGAACAAAATCATCACGTCCATAAAGATATAATAAATCATTGACCTGCTTGCAGATAATTCCGTCATCACCGAGAGTTGACCATCTCCAAGTGTCATAGTCTCTTAATAATTCAGCAAATCTCTCTAACGCTTTATTATTCTCTAACTCTTCACTCAGACAACCATTCATACCTAACCAATGATAAAACAACATAGTTCCCGATGTTTTAATTCCTTTAGAATCTTCGATAACTACATCACACCAATCATACTTATTTAATCCAAGAGCTGTTGGGTGATGGTCTAATAACTTGACATTGCCTCTCTTATTTAATAATTCGGCAGTTTCTTCATTCACACGAATATCAGTAATATAAATTGGAATTGTGTTATCCTGCTCCGTTTCCAAATATTCTCTTACACTTGAATCAATATTGTCATAATCACAATATGAAATTTCTACATTATCTTTGCCAAATGCGAGTTGTGCCAAAATACCACAGCCGATTCCGTCAAGATCTGTATGTGAAAATAATCTAACCATTATAATTCTCTCCTAACTGCATCCATTCTTTTCTTTTGTCATCTTAACATATTTAAGTAACTCACTTTTCTCGTTTGGATACACACCTTCAATTACCAATTGTAAAAGACAATTCAGTGTATTTCCTATTTCTTTTCCTGGCTTATATCCAATCTCAATCAGATCCTTGCCATTGATAGCTAAATCTTTCAATGAGAAACATTCATCTTTCTGTAAAACTTCCTCTAAGATATTTTCGATATTGTCAATTTTCTGAAGCCTACTATCCTGTTCTATATATGCTTGTGCTTTAATATCTGCTCTACGAACATTCAATAGTCTTCTAAATTGTTCTTCTCCAATCTTGTTGAGCCATCTCTTGACATACTTTTCACCGACTTCAAAAGTTGCATCATGATAATAGACAAGCTGCACAACCTTTTCTCTTGTATCATTATCAAAACGGAGTCTTTTCATAATCCCATCTGTCATATCAGCACCAACTCTTCCATGCCCTTTAAAATGTCTGACACCATCTTCTCCGTCCTGATAACAATGTGGCTTCCCTATGTCGTGAAAGAACACTGCTAATGATGTAATTAAATCTATTGGATTTAAGTCTTCTTCACAATCACAAAAATATGCTTCTACTGCATGAATTGTATGTCCCCATACATCATAGATGTGATATGGATTATTCTGTGGAAAATCAAACATATCTTTTATTTCAGGAATAAACAATGATAATACATCACTATATAAAACCATCTGTACGCAAAAATCACTTGACGCAGCGATTTTGCAGAACTCACTATTTATCCTCTCAGCTGATATACTCTCTAAATTCCGATACATCTTATGCAAAACATAAGCTGTATTTGGTTCAAGAACAAAATTTAACTGAGAAGCAAATCTAACGGCACGTAAAATTCT